TAATATTCATATGCTACAAAAGGAACCATTTTTAAATATTCTTGTGTGCCTCCACTTCCTGATTGGCTAGCTAAGTAAGCTGCAACCAAAGCATCAAAGTCTGATAACTTAACATAGTTTGTAGCTACATCAAGTTCAAGGGCAGCTAAGTCAGCTATTGTATCACACAACTTAGTTATGATAGCTTGGACAATGTCATGAGTGTCTGAGCTAGATGTTACACCTGTCAAACAATCAACATCATAGTCAGCATTTAATATGGTTATTTCAGCATCAATTGCATCAATTTGAGTTTGTAAATCACAAACTACTTTTACTAAAGCTTGAAACAATTGTTCAGAAGTCCATTGATCTGTATCAACTGGAATAGGTAAATATCCATCTACAATTGCACAACGTATAGCTTCTGCAATAGTAATTCTATCTCCTTCTCCAGTCAACAAAGGAACTAGATTATTAATTATATTATCTAAGACAACCTGAAGATTATCTCCAGATGCTATATCTAAAGGTATACTGTCAAGACCTGTGTATCTAACACATTCATCAGACACTGTCTGAACACAACCATTATAACAACTTTCGCAAGACATGGTTTAATTATTTATGAATTAACACTTTAACTCTACTCACCACCTGAGATGTTGTGGGAAGACCACATATCATAGCATAGGTAGGATTACAAAGTCTGTATGTTAATATTTGTTTGTAATTTAATAAATCATTTATTATCTCCTCAGGAATATAATTATTCATAGAGAATATAATATTATTATACTGGAGCTTTGCCCAGTAAGTCAACCTTTCATCAATCTGTAAAAGTGTAGCAGGAATGCTAGCATCAATTACACAATCTGTTAATCTTGGTGATAACATTTTTTATTCTATTTGTAGCAGTTTTAAGTTTGTTATTGCATGCTGAACATAGGCCATTAATTAATTGACAGCCACATCCCACCCTCATGCCACATCCTCTACAGTTTGCCATATTAAGGAAAATTAATTATATAGTTGTTTCCTGTACAACCACATTGGTTTGCAATAAAATAATCTAATTGTCTATTTGCTTGAATATATAATTTGTTAGCTGTATCAATAGCACAGTTATTAGCTGCTGCTATAGAGCCTTGAATCATAAAATTAATACTACTTAAAACTACTTTTGCTTGGGTCCTAATAGCACTGTCACATTCCATCATGTCTAGTTTCATAAATGCATTGTCAAACTTCTCTTGGATAAGTTCTGTACGCATAATGTTTTTCTCTACAAAGTTTGTAGTAGCTGGGGCAACTGAATATTTCATGAAATACACTCCATCAGGCAATGGTGTCACTGCTGGGAATGTACTTAATCCTAAAATAATTGAGTTGTAAACATTAAAACTATTTACATTAAAAGGAATAGAAACAGGTGTTGAGAAACCAGGAACAGTAATCTGCATAGTAGGAGCACTAACATTAGGTGGATCTGTATCATAAATAGATATGTCAGCTATACCTAACGTTTGCGTATTGTAAGTATTGATTACTAAAAAATCTAGTGTCATGGTTTATTTAATAAAAATGCCAGAGGATTTGAGATATCCTCTCACCCTCTGGCATAGGTTAATATGATGCTACTTTTTTTCTTAAGGAATCAAAGTAGTTGTTGTTGAAGTGCTAGGCCATACAGTAGTTGTAGTACTAGTAGTAGTGATACAAGCTGTGTCACCTGCAACAGCTCCTAAACCAGCTACTAATATAGCTTCGATAGCAGTTGTTTCAGTGCTAGGAACAGCAATGATTACAGTTGAATCTTCCATGATGTAATCACCCCATTGGTAAGCAGATTTATCATACTCATTGAATTTGATGTAATACAAATCATAGATTGTACCATCAGTTACCCAAGACTCAAAGTTCTCGTTGTAACCATTCATTCTGTATAAATGCTTCAAGTAACCAGCTTGGTAGCTATAGAAGTTCTTCTCTAATTGTTGAACTTCAGCAGAAGTACCAACTGGATAGTTAGAACGTTGTGTGATTACTGGAGTAGCAACTCTGTTACAAGGATCATCAACAATGAAGTCAGCAGTTGTAGCAGGACCAGAGAAGATGAAAGTTCTGAAGTAGAATCTGTCATACTCCCAAGGGAATGCAGCAACATCACAAGGCTGTCCATAAGCAGTTAAAGGTTTACCAGTGATACGTAACAACGCATTTTGATCGTTACCAATTCTTTGGAACTGATAGAACTGAGTCAAATAAATGTTGTCTGGGTTATCACCAGGTGCACGAGATTCTAATTTAAGAATCAATGAATCAATCAATGCAGGAACATCTACGTCTGTACAAGGATCACCACCACATTCTAAACATGGAGCGTTCACTGTTACAGAACGAGTGAAACCATTGAAGTATAATGTGTTCAAATAGCTAGAAAAACCACGTAATGTTAAAGTAACAATTTCGCCAGGTTTAACAGTAAAGTCAACAACATCAGTAACTTGATTCACAGCAGTAGCACAGCCAGAAGACTTATACCACTCAGTAACGTTTGTTTTACAAGAAGAGCCACTTGGACATCCAGATATTTTGTCTGAACGCTTAGATCCTTGTAAGTATGTATTTACTCTACCTTGTGCAACGTAAAAGTAAGGGAAGTTAGTAATGTTACCAGCAGTCGCAACTGTGTAATCACTACCAAAAATTCCTACTTGACCAGCTGTTAAGTTTTGTGTAGATCCAGAGCTAGGTAGAGTATTTCCTACTGGAACCACAAAGAGCGTGGTTAATGAAAAATCAGCCATTTTGATTATATTTTAGGTTATGAAAAATTATTCGTTTGTTTGTATTCTGTAGATTGAGCTTTGAACAGCACTTTGGTTTTCTGTATACATAGCCAAGTTTTGTACTGTCAAATCTAACAATTCATCTTCTAGGTAAGTCTCAAGTTCACAGTCCTGATCAAATGATGGTAAACCATCTAGCATGATATATCCTGTTTTGTTAATATATACAGGGTATCTCATATAAGATATATTTATAGTTTTTGGTGTGAATGTACCATCTGTAAATATAGAGATCTCATCAGAAGATATAAAATTGAACGTCTCTTGATATTCAAAAGAAGGTTTATAGTGAGTGTTGTTTAAGCAGAATTGTAAATCACCATGCTTAGCCAAGTCTCTATTAATCCATATCTTTCTATCAGTACATCTGCCTTTATCTGCTAATACATAACTATCTACATAGAACATATACTTAGGAGTAAGAAGGTGGATGTTTGCAAACCATTGATTTAGTTCAGCATTCTTTAACGTTAAGTTAAGAGGTTGGTGGTTGTAAGGCTGTACAAGACTTTGTAAGTCTTCGTAACGTTTCTTAAACGCATCCATACCTAATCCAGAAACTGTACTAAATCCATCAACTTTCTGCTTTACCAGCTTAATTTGAGCTTCATTCAAAGCTAGGATTTTGTCCTCTAGGTTTACTACTTGATGCTCGTTTGTGGATAGTTTATTTAGTTTCTGATCAATCTTGTATAATAAACTATCTACTGGGATCATATTGAAGCTATTTTTTTACCTTTTAATTTACCTTCCAAAGTCAACAATTGGTCTTGGTTATCTTCATCTGCTAAGAACTTTACTAATTCATCCTCATCAGTAGCTATTTCAAATTCACCTTCATAGATTCTACCATTAGGTTTAGCTCTATAAACTGAGTGAGCAACAGCTTGTTTAACCAAGTCTTTAATATGGAGTAAGTTTTCCTTCATGTCTGCAAATCTGTTAAATACCTCAATTGGATTTAAACCTTGATATTTGCCATTCTTGAATTCTGTCTGTTTCAATAGGTTATCCACCTGATTGTAAACAGCTTCTTCTTTGGAATCATCTGATACTGGAAGACCAAGTAAACGAGCCACTTTCTTTTTCTTCTCAGGAGTCATACTATCAAACTTAATAATTGCTTTATTAATAAGTTGTTTCTTTTTAAATACTACCTTGTTTTCAATCTCATCATCAGCAACATAATATTGTATGTCTGCAGGATATTCACCACGCTCCCAAGCTTGATAGCTAGAAGCAATTGTTGGATGAACTCTTAACCATGAGAATGCTAGCTCTTGCATTGGCAATGACAAATCATAAAAATTGTCGCCATCCATAAGCTTAACAGGTTGAACGTGCATAGAATCATCAACAGAAGTTGATAAGCCATAGTTCCAGAACTGAGAACGTGGACTTAAGTCAACATTCAAAGCATACTCAAGCTTTTCTTTTAATTCTGTTACTCTTTCTATCTCCATCTCTCTTTCTAAAGGATCAGAGATTCTTCTAATGTAAGCAGCTTTAGGATCTAAACCTGTTCTGTACTGACCATCTAATTCTTTATAAGGATATTTAAAAACTCCTGTACCAGGAATTCTAGTGTACCCTTTCATAGCAAGTCCTCCTTGCATTGTTTGCAATTGAGAATTATTGTACTCTTTTTTAATAGTAGAGATTTTTCCTATCTTACCCATTGTTGTAGTTTGTTTGTTTGGTTTATAAAAATTTATTTATTAATTCTTCTTTCAATTGTTTTTATTCTGTGACAATTTGCACATCTTATTTCACACTTAGCCATTTCAGATTTTAATCTTTTTAAAGACCATGCATTGTTTACTGCATGTGATATATTACCTTCTTTGTTATCTTCAATATGATCAAACTCTAAAACTCTTATGTCTGTGTTTCCACAATCTACACAAGGATTATTTTTTAAATAATTTGTTACAACCTCCCTATTTCTTTTCTTACATTTGTCTCTAGAACTACTTCTATTAACTTTGATAGATATTTCTTTTTCAATAGGATTGTACTTACCCATATGTAGTTAACTTATTTGCAGATGGTTCCCATCGAAGGGAGGAACCATAGACATGTAGTCTTATGTCCCCATCTGTGTAGAGAAGACTCCCCCACTCTGAAGTGGGGGGGAATTCTTCTCTGTATATTCAGAACATCAGTCCTAACCTTTGTTCTATATTTCTTAGAATTGTGGTATTTCCTCAATCAAGACTGTACGAGACAAATCTTCAATGAATACATCACAACGATCTTTCATCCAGATCTCATAACCAGGGAATTTATTTGCAGAACTCATACCTTGAGACTTAGCAAAGCCTAAGTGGTGACGAGTACCATCGATATAACCCCAAGTCATAGAAGGAGCACCTTTCATACGTACTTCACGAATGTTATTTACCATTGAACCATCGCTCATAGGGCTAACATCAAATACCATGAATACAGGTGTTGACTTCTTGTTTTGTCCAAATTCCAAGTTTGTTTGAGGAAGATCTAATTCTTTTAAGTGAATTAACTCAACACGACCAGTCTCACGAGTAACCATTGCATCGAATGCAAAGTTGTAAGTGATGTGTTGTCCTTCTCCTTGCATGTAACGATTACCAGAATCAGCCATGAAAGTTAAACCAGAATTTAAAGCATCTGTTTTTAAAGCTTGTTGGAATACATCAAAGCCAGCTTCGTTCGTGTACATTTTAACACGTCTGTCTTTAACATCCACACGTCTGTAGAATAAGTCACCAAATACAGAACGAATCAAGTTAGCTGTGAACTCACCACGATTGTATTGTACTAAGTTACCATTGTTACGCATTCTGTGATAAACACCAGCAGAAGTACGCTTTAATTCTTGCTTAGAACCATTAGTCTTCACAGTTCCAGGACGAGCCCAGATCATACGCTTAACTTTTAATTCTAACATAGACTTACGCATCCAGAACTCAATAAATGGTTCCCACTTAACATCATTACGAGTTAAAGGTAATTGGTTACGTCTTTGAGGAG